ACTTCCAAACTTTAATCAAGGTATTTATAGCTTTAACTCTGGTGATTCAGCTTTTGCAAACTTTACTTTAAATGATCATATCCGTTTAGATGGAATGTTAGCATACGGAGTTGAAGCTGGCAAAGCATATGTTCGTGGTTATGAAATTGAAAAGCTAGCGACAGAGTATCTACCAGCTAATAAGTCACGTGATTTGCCTGCTGGTTCAACAGCTCTTGCTAACTACTTAGGAATTCCTAATTTTAATAGAAACAGTTCTAATGGACTAGACGCAGTTACTAATACAGTGTCTGTTAAGCAAACCACAAACATTTATACCTCAATGGGGTCGTATGTTTTAGTTAAAGATGTTGCTTTTGCGCCAGACTTAGTAAATCTTCCACAAGTTAATTTGTACAGTGTTGTAAAAGGTTCTGCTTCTGATACTGATATTCCTAGTCATATCATTGGTAAAGCTAGAATTCGTGCTATCGAATCACATGGTACTTTAGAATCTACACCAGTTTACAAATTATTCTTGTTTGATATTCAAATGATATCTAATAAGTATTTTAAAGATGTAAAAGCAATTGGTTCGTTGACTGGAACATATTCATTTCTTTCTAATGCATTTATTCCAACCGGTTCTACAGATTTAATTCTAAATGATCCACAAAGATCATCTTTATTGCATACTTTACCAAACTATGCAATTAAAAAAATTGTTTCTATGGACTATATTGTTGTTGTTCCATTTACACAACAAATTTCTACCAGTCCATCTGGGGAGGGTGACTTTGGTGTTATAACTCTTACTGCTCCATCTGGTGGATATACATTTGAAGATAGTGCAGAAAGCAGCAATTACATTGTTGTCAGATTAAATACTGCTACTAGCCCAGGTGCTATATTGATTGCACCTACAATTGCAGTCGGAGGGAATGGCACAACAGTTTCTATTAGTGGTCTAGAAAAATCTAAACTGTATACAGTGTTTGCAACTCTTAAGAGATCTAACTCTCAAACTTCAACTTCAACAGTTCAAGTAACAAACCAAACAGAGGTCTTTACAACTGAAGCTACTGCAAGATCATCTGAAATTGTTTTACAGAAAACAAATGGATATCGTATAATTTCTATCAAGATGGCTCCTGCAGGCTTCGGTGCTTCGGTTGGATATGATATTGATATCACTAATAGATACACCTTCAGCAATAATAGTGATGTGTCTTCTGTTGGAAAAATTTCTCTTACCTTGCAAGATGGTGCTCCATTGCCAACTGGTTCAATTGAAGTTAGATATGAATATCTTAACGTGAGTGGCGGTCCTGGCGACGTAGTAGCTGTAAACTCATATGTAGCTGCAAACTCTGGGCTTAGATACGATGAAATTACGTCAGTGAATGGTGTTCAATTAAGAGATGCTATTGACTTTCGCCCTCGTGCTAGCACAACAGGCTACTTTGAAACGTATTTCCCAAAGTTTGGCCAATCAACAACTGTTGAATATACGCACTACTTACCAAGAATCGATAGTGTTTCATTAACATCCACTGGCCAATTTATCACTAGTGCTGGAGTTCCAAGTCTTAAAGCTGTTGAACAAAATATTCCAGCCAATTCAATGAAACTAGCTCGCATTTCTTTAGAACCATACACATTTGATCTTGATTCAAATAGTGTTCGTATTGATCGTGTAGAGAATAAGCGTTATACGATGCGCGATATCGGTAAGCTTGAGAGAAGAGTGCAAGACTTAGAATACTATACATCATTAAGTCTATTAGAGTTAGACACTAAGAATATGCGCATTGTAGATTCTGACGGTTTAGACAGATTCCAAAACGGTTTCATCGTTGATACTTTCGATGGTCAAGGTATTGGCAACTCATCTTCTCCTGAATGGAATGCTTCTATTGATTTTAATAGGAAAGAACTACGTCCGTTCTTTAATCAGCGCCAGGTTGATTTGCTAGAAAACGTTAATAAAACTACTAAAACATATAAAGTATCTGGTGATTTAGTAACACTTCCATTTAATGAAGTTTCACTGATTAATCAACCAAAAGCTTCTCGTCGTGAGTTTGTTAATCCATATGCGCTTTATTCGTATATTGGAGTTCTGTCACTAACACCTTGGTCAGACACTTGGTTCTCTACAGAACGCCGTCCAGATATCGTGTTAAACGACGAAGGTCAATACAATGCTATAGTATCTATGGCTGAGCAACAAGGAGTTCTTGGCACCGTTTGGAATTCTTGGCAAACAGTATTCTCTTCAAGTAAATCACTTGGCGAGAGAATGGACACTCTAAACAGATGGTCAGAAGCAAATACCGTAGTTCTTAATGACGGCAATAATGGTGGAACTTTCTGGAGAGCACGTTCTGATTTTACTGCAGATGAGTTAGTTGCTATTGGTGTTGATCCAGCACTAGCAGGTAATCAAAATGCGTTGAACTCTTCTGGTGCGGCCGGGTTGCGCGTAGTTACTATTGAAACACAAGCTGTAGAAACTACTGCTAAGCGTAGTGGTGTAAGATCTTTTGTAGTAGATAAAGTAGATTCTAGAGTACTAGAAGATCGAGTTGTTGATACTAAGATCGTTCCATATATTCGTCCAAGAGCTATATTAGCGCGCGGCTTTGGATTCAGATCTAACACTAGACTATATAACTTTTTTGATGGTACTAATGTTGATCGTTATGTGCAATGTGCAACTCGTATTGAGTATACTAAAATTTCTGGCAAGCACGACACATTCACTACTACACGAAACTGTGGTTCAAACGTTCAAAATGCTGAACGCTTAGTAAGTTATGCAACCGGTTTGTATATGACTGGTACAGTTACTGTAACAAATGGTTCTACAGCTGTAGTTGGCTCCACAACAGCTTTTACAACTGAAATTTCCGCGGGAGATACTTTCTTTATTGGTAGCGATGCTTATATAGTAGCTGCAGTACCTAGTAACACAAGCTTGACTTTGAAAAATGCATACACAGGGACTACAGCTTCTGCAATTGCAGCAACTGTAAAAAGCACTAAACACTCTAACTTAGAAGTTGAACTTGCGTTTAGTCATGGTGAAGTTATTAAAGAATATGATGCATCTAACGTTGCTACTGGTCGCACAGCAATTGTTGTTGGTCAAGAAATAAACGCTGGTAAATATTACGTTTGGGTTCTTAATGAGCGCGGCGATAATAAATACAGCACTGCAACTGGTCATTACCTTGAGGGCGAGTATACTGATGTTCTTAGCTCTAAGCCAAGAATCAAATTTGTTGCGAGAACAGTATTTGACAATTTAACTTCTAGTGCAACTGGTCAAGTTAATGGTATCTTTAGAGTTCCTAATAACCCAATCGACAAGTTTAGAACTGGTACTCGCGAGTATCGTTTAACAGACAGTCCATCAAATGCTGCCAATGAAACTACTTACGGTGCAACATACTATCAAGCGAACGGACTAGTTGAAGTTAAACAGCGTACTATTATTTCAACTAGAACTGCTGAAATTGTTTCAGAAGTTGTGTCGGATGATAAAACTGTTATCAATGTGTCAGATCGCGTAACTGCTGATTCTGGCTGGTTTGATCCATTAGCTCAAACCTTCTTAGTGCAAAATGAGGGTGGTTGCTTTATTACATCTGTTGATTTATACTTTGCTGCAGTTGATCCAACTGGTAAAATTCCAGTTAGAGTTGAAATTCGTGAAGTTGTGAATGGATATCCAGGTAAAGTGGTATTGCCATTCTCGCGTGTAAGCAAGCAGGCTGCAGATATTAATGTTGACTCTATTGCTGGTACCACTGCAACAAACTTTAAATTTAACTCTCCAGTATATTTGCAAAATGGTACAGAATATGCGTTAACAGTACTTTCTGATTCTAATGCATATGAAATGTGGATTGCTCAAACATTAGAAACTGATGTTATTAGTAAAGCTGTTATCAATTCTCAGCCATATAATGGTGTACTATTTAAGTCGCAGAATGCTTCTACATGGACAGCAGATCAAACTCAGGACATGAAGTTTAAAATCTATCGTGCAGAGTTTACAAGCACTTCAGCTGATATTGAATTCATTCCTCCAGAAAATAAAGCTAAAGCTCTTGCATTTAATCCGCTCAACTTTATTGAGAATGGTACACAAATGCGTGTTACCCATCGTGACCACGGATTTAGACCTCTAGACACAGTGACTTACACAAATCGTCAGATTACTACATTTGTTAATGGAATTCCATCTGCGTATCTGTTTAATACTCCACTAACTGTTTCTAACATTGAAACAGATATGTACATGGTAGAATTAAATTCAATTCTTCCAAAATCTACATCATCACTTGCTATTGGAACTGGTGCTAGAACATTTGTGCTAAGCACAAATTATGCTAGAGCTAAATTTGATGCTTTTAGAACTGGTAATACTGTAATTAGATTTACAAGATTCGATACAGCAAACAATGTGATTTATGATAATACATATATGGAAGGCACTATTACTAGTGTAACTGATACAAGTATTATTATGAATATAACAAAGGTTGGAAGTGTCACAGGAACATTTAACTCTTGGATTTTATCTTCAACTACATCTGGACAAACTGGCGGAAGTTATATTTCAGCAACTGAAAACTATGAGTTTCAAACGGTGCTAATGAATGGTAATACAAACGTTCTTCCAGAAACTGCCATTGATTTTACACTAAAGACTCTTGATAGAAATGAAGATCCTAAGTATAACAGTATTCAGATTAAAGAAAACTTAGATGTATTTGAAGAAAGAGTTCTTCCTTCGGTCGAAAACTATTTGCCATCTAATTTGCCAATGTTAGTTACTGCTAAATTGACAACTACAAATACATCTATTTCACCAGTAGTGGATTTGTCTGGAGTTGCTATGACATTAGTCAACAACAAGATTGATAATCCTAATGCAGGTATTAATGATGCCACATTAGATTACATTTTGATTGCTGCGTCTATTGAAATGGAATCTGGCGGAGCTGCTGAACTAATTAGCGGTGTTGGAACACAGCGCACTGTAGTAGCTAATAATCTTACTCAACTGGCGCTTTATAACAATCTAAATAGACTACGTGTTGGTAATGTTTGTAGATTCATTTATAGTGGAGCTACTGGAGCTTCATATCAGGTAGTAACTAATAAATACTTTGATAATGCTGGAAATATCTATCTTGAGTTTGAATCTGAAGTGGATCCTACAACTGGTAGCATGTCAAGTGCTCTAGCTGCAACTACTACAAATACCGTTACTATCGTTTGGTTATCGCACTATGTTTCTGAAATTGCTCCATTCGGTGGAACTGTTTCAAGTAAATATGTAACTAAGAAGATCAACTTCTCGCGTCCTTCTGATATGTTCCAGGTTATGTTTGCCGCGATCATTCCTTCAGGATCTGATGTAGATGTATATTACAAAGTTGGCCTAAATAGTGAGGGACTCTTCGAAACTTCACGCTATAATAAAGTCGAAGCATACTCAGGCTATACTAAGAATGACAACGAGTTTAGAGATATGACATTTAGAGCTGAGAACCTAGCTCCTTTTGATACAATAGTAGTTAAATTAGTTATGAGATCCAGCGATAAATCAAAAGCGCCTCGCATTAAAGACCTAAGAGTAATATCATGTGCAGCGTAAGCACTTTGAAAGTACAAGGTCATACAGGCCTTGTACGTGATACCGAGTCTGGCGCTATAGTTGCAAATGGTGATAATGAGTTTACTGCTTTTAAACTTAAGCGTGATGCCGAGCTTAAAAGACATAAGCAGATTGAGCAGCAAGTAGAACAAATAAACGAACTTAAAAATGAAATGCTAGAGATAAAGCATATGCTTAGCGTTTTAATAAAGGGCAAATAAAATGGCGTTACTGTATAGAATTACATTAAACAGACCTCTAACTAATAATGAATTAGATGGTAACTTTGAGTACTTAAATACTGAAGTTGAAGCTCGTTATAAGATTGCAGACTTTACTGCTGCTAATATTTCGCTTAAGTTAAACACTCCAGCATCAGGACAAAGTGCTTCACAATTGATTGAAGCAAATGCTTTAAATTCTTGGTTAGTTAGAGATTTATATCCATCTAATCTTACTCCTGCTATTACAAATAAATCTTCTTTAGTATCTCGTAATTCGTCAGGAGATTTCTCGGCAAATTTAATTACCGCAAATCTTGCTGGTAATGCTAGTTCAGCAGATGAGGCAGACCATGCTACACTTGCGGCGGGATTAGACACTGGATTTGTATTAAGCATTTTCCAAGGTGGTACTGCTGCTACAACTGAATCTGGAGCTAGAGCTACGTTAGCAGTGTTAGGTACTGCCGGTGTTGAACAAATGACCGGTACTTTAAAGCTAGCGCAGTCTTTAATTGGTTTACCGTCTTTAAGATTTGGTATTGGTGCAGATGTACAATCTACATCATCTAATAATGGCGATGTATGGTTTACTTCTGCTGGAATTCGTTATAAGATTGATAATCTTACAGAGACAGTAGCAAAGCTAAATTCTCCTATTTTTAGTGGTGTTCCTAAAGCTCCGTATTCTAATACAACAGCCCAAATTGCTACTATTGAACATATAAATGACTCAACTGAGTTGTTATTTGATGATGTTGATAATGTTGGCGACCACAAATTAGATTTAAAAGCAAATATTGCTTCTCCAACTTTTACAGGCACTCCTGTTGCTCCTACTCCTCTATCTACAGTTAACACAACTCAAATAGCAACTGCAGCATTCGTTCAGACAGTAGCTGCTGAAAAAGCTGATGCCGCGGAAAGTAATGCTAATGATTATACAGACACTGAGATTAGCAGTATCAGCACGACGCTAGGCAGTGGTATAGATCTAAAGGCAAATATTGCTTCTCCAACCTTTACAGGTACTCCTCTTGCTCCTACTCCAGTTAACACTGATAATAGTACAAAAATTGCAACTACAGCGTATACTGTAGCATATGTAACCAACGTTATTAGTAATTATTACACAAAAACTCAAATTGATAATTTACAGGGTCAATGGGGAACATCTAACAAATTTGTACAGAGCACTGAGCCAGTAGGTGCAGTTAACGGCGATTTTTGGTTTAAGATTTAAATATGATCAGTTCTATAACGGCTACTACAGATTGTATATTAAGCATTGAGCTTAATGGTGCTGGCGGCGGCACGGGCGGATCAGATAGTTATGGTGGCGCGCTGGGCTCTCCAGGTGACAAAGTAACATGCACTGTTAATGCTTTAGCTGGGCAAGTATACTATGTTTCTACCGGCGGCGCTGGAGCAAATGGTTCTAACAGTGCAAGAGGTAGCGGCGGTGGCGCTGGAGGATCTGCATTTAATGGATTCTCTGGTGGATCAGGCGGAAATGCTGGTGGGTCAGGATTTTCTGGCGGTGGTGGCGGTGGCGGTGGCGCAACTCTTCTCTACACATTCGTTAACGGTGTTAGAAAATATTTAGCTGTTGCTGCTGGTGGCGCGGGCGGTGGTGGCGGTGGAAGATATAGCCGCGCTATAGATTATATTTCTACATCAAGAGTAAATTCGTATTATGATAGATTTTATGATAATACATATGAAGGTGCATGGACTTCTACTTTGAATACATACGCTGTTAGAAGCGGCTATAGTTATAGTTACACACTTTCATTTGCAGTGTATGCTACGGCTGGCAGCTATGTTTTAATTGGTTCAGCAGATGATCAAGCATCAATTTATGTTAATGGCTCTTATATTGGAGAGTCTGCTAGTTATAGATCAGTTTCTTCACACAACATCACGCTAGTTGAAGGTTACAATCTTCTTTCGATAACAGTTGTGAACAGTGGTGGCGGACCAACAGCGTATGGTGGATATATACAAAGTGCAACAAGCAACAATGTTGTATGGACTTCGCGTCAGCCATACAACTATTTTGACTATGTTAACAATGCTGGGCGAGGTGGTCAAGGACAGTCTCACTTAGGAGATGGCGGGGGCGCGGGTGGAGGCGGTGGCGGGGCTGCCGGAGGTGCAGGGGGCGAGGCTGCAGGTAGTGGTTATGGAGGAGATTATGGAGCTTATTCTGGATATCCAGGACAATCTTTAGCTCCTACTACTCCATTAACATGGAATGGATTTACCGCGGGCAACTACTATGTTAATCAGTGGTCTACTGTAAACACAGCATCTATTACTAGATTTGCTGGAGCTGATAGAAATGCTAACGGATCTTTTTCTGTATCATCACTTACAACAGATATAAAAATAAAACGACAAGAAGAATTCTATACTTACAGTATTGATTTTGTTGGTCCACGTTTAAGTAACACTAATGCATTTGTTCCAGTAAGTGATATAAAGTATAGAAATAACAATGTCTGGAATTCTGTTTCTGAAGTATATGTTAGAAACAACAATGCGTGGGTGCCTTTATTTAAGAAAGATACTTTTAATTTAGCTCAAATTGGTACTGTCGGAGAAAACAATATTAGTGGCTACACAGTTCCATATATAGCACCTGTTTATGAAGTTGATCCGTTTGGTCCTAGTGGTGGATTTTTCTAATGCAAACGATTCAACAACATATAAATAATAAAATGCTAGTTTTAAATTAAGGAATAGAGTACATGGCTTTCTTAAAATATAGAGGTTCGACGATAACGCCAGGCACTTGGAGTGCAAATGCTGCAGCGGGGGCGCCATTAACTAATTTAGACATCGATAAAAACTTTGCTAGCTTAGATGCTCAAAAATTAGATCTATCTGGGGGAACAATTAGCGGCGCTTTAGCAATAGGACAAAATCTTACAGCTGAGTTTAAAGACGATCAAGTTAGTTTTGTTGACGGCGCAGACACTAGTAAAAAGTTAGCATTTCAGTTATCTGGTATTACAACAAGCACAACAAAAACTCTTACCATTCCAAACAACGATGGTACTATTGCTTTAACAAGTGATATTGGCAATGGTGCTCTTACTATTAGCGCCGTAGCTACTGCAGCAACTAGTAACACTGTTACTTTAGAGCTAAGTGGAGCATATAGTGCAAATACATCTACAGCAAGAACATTAGATTTAAAAGTAGGTCCAGCGCTTACAGCACTTGCTACTTTAATGACAACAGCGGGTGCAGGGTTTATTAGACGTGGTGCCGCAGCCGACACGTATGCTATTGACACTAATACATATTCAACTACAGCGCATGGTCACTTTATTGGCACTACCGCAGTACAGTCAAGCGCAGCTAATCAAGCATTAACAGGTATCACTGGTTTAAGTACTCCAAATAGCGCTACCACATCTTCTGCTATTACAATCACATCCGGATTAGGAACGGCCTCTAGTTCCACATCAGGTGGAGTAACTATTTCTACTGGAACTACTAATGGCACAGTATCAACTGGTGCAAGTAGTGGCGCTTTGCGTTTAGAAACTGGCACATCTGGAACAAACGGCGGCGCCGGATCCATTACACTAGCACCTGGTATAACTGGTGGCTCAGGAAGTAACAATAGTAGTATTTACTTATATGGTGGAAACAGTACTAATGGTACATTTTCAGACAATGGACACATTTACATCAAAGCTGGTAGCGCTACTGCAGCAACGGGCACTAAAAGTGGTGGTAAAGTTTGGATTGACGGTGGTCGAACAGCCACAGGTGGAACTGTAGTTGACGATGGCCAAGTAAATATAGGAACTGAGGTTGGATCACCAGGAGGTAGCGGAACTGCTGTAGTGAATATTGGTCATGCCAGCGCAACGACGAACATTAGGGGTACTGTTAATGTTTTATCAACAACTGCTTCTACTACAACAGCAACTGGCGCATTAATAGTATCTGGTGGAGTTGGAGTTGCTGGTACAGTTAATG